ATCAGTAAATATTATATCCTGTGGATACCAGTCATATGCAGTGCTTGTTGCAGCTGCTTCACTATTAAATTCAAAGAACACATACTTATAACTAGATGTTTGACCAGAAGGAGTGCCAAGAGCATCATCTATATTATCATCTGGTATATAATCAGCATACTTTGTCTTTATCTCTGATTTCTTAGTAGCAGTCAATGATTGGTAGTTAGATAGATCAGCAAACAAAACATACTTATTATTTGTCTCAGCATAGTCTGCAACAATATCATATACTTCCCAGTATCCATCATCACTATCATATGATAATGACAATGGTTTCAATTGTAATAACATTATACTTCTCCTGCTTCAATAGACTTCAATAGATTATCAATCCATGTTGAAGATGTACCATTATTAGGTTGAAGAGGATCAGCATGATGCATATTATTCGTTGAATGTGTGAATATGTTAGATATATTTAATCTATGATCAGCAGATCTAACTCTCAATGCCACATACAGTGCCATTCTATTCTTCCAAGACTCTAATGTTTGATGAGTTGGTCTCCAATAATGAAATTCCTTGTTGGATAAGTAAGCATCACCCTTACCAAAATTACCATACTGGTTCTGAACTGACTCAGGAATACCAAACTCTTCACGAGTCTTATACTCTGTTGGTGTTATTGGGAATGTGCAATCATAAGGTGTTGCCCATGTTTCTCCTGGAATATCTCTTAACTTTTGACGGTAATCTTTCCACATTTGTAACTCATTACCATCAGATATCTGAGAATCAGGTAAGACAGCAAAGTCAGAGTCTTGTAATAAGAAATTACGTATCAAACGAACCTTCTCCCAAGTTACATCTGTCTTATTAATAAACTCAGCTTGTAAAGCACCTTCAATACCATTGTTGATATTCTCTCTGTACTCAATAAACTTTTCAACTAACTTATCTTTAAGATCTTTTGCAGCAACAGGATCTAACTCAGCAAGTGGATACTCATATGATACCCATTTAGCAGTGTCATTTGTGTAGTCTCTTGTATACTTATTTCGTGTGACATAATAAGTATCTCCCTCAAGAGCAGCAAAGATCTCTAACTTATCACGATCACTATGCCATAGAGGATATAATATTGGAATGATATCTGTATTCCAGAAACTATCATCAACATACTTTGTCACACTCTGATATGAAATAGAATGAGCCACAGTATTCAACTGTAGAATAACATTTGGGTGAATTGCTGTAACCATTTTTAAGTACTATCTCTCTTATTATTTAGATCGCTTTAATTAGGTATTTAGATCTAAAGTATTTTGTTAACAGTGGCAAAGGATTATTAACAATAACTGATGAACTAACAGTGACTGGATTTGATGCATTTAGTGTAAAATCTCCACCATTAACAAACATACCACTCTTATGAGCAAACACTTCTCTCTTTACAGAGTTAATACCAATATCTGTACCACATGTACCTGTGTTACCTGGTATTGAAGCGTTTGAAGATGGTGAGAATACATAACTTATTCTTTCATTGAAAGTAGCAACCATCTGTGAGATACCAAAACTACTTTCAGCAGGATTACTACCACCAAAGTCTTGAACTACGTCAAGATATAATGTAGCAGTTCTTATTGCTGCCTGACTTGAAACTGGAAAAGTATATGAATATGTATTATAATTTGGATCATTAACACTTGTCAATACAAGTGCATCAGCTAGTGTTGGACTACCATCAATTGCATCCTTATAATATAACTTCAAGTTCTCTTGAGGTGTCTGTCCACCATTACTACCATTACCCTTAATGATATCAAAGTATAATGTATTAATGTATGTACCATTAAGAGGTCCAATAGTTAGTTTCCTTTCACCAGCACCAGAGAAATTAATAAACCTAGTAACTTTACCATCATGCATTGATGAAGGAGCTACTGGAAATGTTCCTGTTGTTGGTGCAAGAACCTTGATGTCATTTGCACTACCACCATCAGTTGTTGCATCAACCCATATATTAGTACCAGATGCAAGTACAGCTTCATCATAATCTTTTGATGTTGGATAATCAGGACATCTATATCCTCTACCAGCAGCAGTGGTTCTTCCTGTTTCTCCAGATTCACCTGCTTTTAATCCAGCAAGTTTAACATATATTTTACCATCAGTTGCACCACCAGCACCACCAGATCCAGGTGCTGCTAATACAGCATTGATACCAGTTGCTAAATCATCTCCAGTTCCAGCAGTAATTGCAATAGCAAGAACACCACCAGCACCTCCACCACCACCAGAATCTAATGTACCTGATTCTGTTGCAACTGCTGTTACCTGAATATATCCACTTTCAGTTGATCCTCCATTCATATCAAGTGATCCACTATCCCATTGACTAGTTCTGTATGCAGACTGTCCACTTCCACCACCTTTACCACCACCTTTGTTACCATGTCCTTCACCAGCACCACCACCTTGAGATGGGTCAGATTCTTGTCCAGCACCACCACCACCAGCAGAAGGGGCATTACCACCGCCTCCTCCACCAGCACCACCAGATCCAGCAGTACATCCTGATGATGTACCATTACCACCCATGTTACACTGAATAGCGTTAGAATTGTGTAATCCAGCAGCAGGTGGTTGACCTGCTTGACCTCCATCACATGTATCCCACATTCCACCATTCCATCCACCACCTGATCCACCGCCACCACCACCGCCTCCAGCGACAGCAGCTAATTGACCTGTTACTCTTATTGTTGAAGCACCACCACCACATCCACCTGTACCAGCATTTCCCCAAGCACCTGGTCCAGTAATACCACCATCAGCGGCTGAGTTCTCTCCACGACCTCTATTATTATTTGGTAGCTCACCATTATTATTAATCTGAGTAGCAGTTCCATGACCACCACCACTAGCAAGAGTATATTGAAATCCTAATCCAACACTTGCTGTTAATGTTAACTCACTACCATTTCTTCCCAATCCACCATTAGCATTAGTGCCATCACATCCAGACATAGCAAGACCACCGTTAGCACCATTTCCATCTCCACCAGAACCACCACTCAACTTGACAGTCATTTGTGATACAACTCCAGAAGGGGGTGAGTATGTTCCAGTAGTTGCAGATGCTCCACGACCAGCAGTATGAAATAACTTATCATTTGGTCCTGGACCAGGGAAATATGATGTTGTTTGTGAATTAAATGTCGTACCAATACCAGCACCACCATCACCTATAGGACTAGAACTATTAGAACCACCTGGTCCACCAGTTTCAGATTGAACTGCTCCAGCTCCACCAGTTGCTCCTGTTTCCTGAGTATTAATAGAGAATCTACTATCATTTAATAGAAATGGTATTGCATTATTACCTTGACTATCTAATATTGCGACACCACCACCAGTACCACCAGCCCTACCAGCATCTCCTGCCTGTCCTCCTTGTCCACCATAAGCATATGCTGTGTATGTTTGATTATTAAATGTGAATTGAACATATGAAGCACTTGGTGTTCCACCATTCTGAGTAGAATTACCACCAGCACCACCTGGAGCAACTATAGTAATAAGTACTTGAGCAACATCACTACCTGCATCAGAAAGAGATTTAGTTATTGTTCCAGAAGCCGTTAACTCCTCTTCAAATCTTGTTTCCATCTGAGATGGATCATACACAATGATTGGTTGATTACCAATTACAGTTTGATCATTAACAACATAAGCTAGAGGATCATCTAATGTAGGAACTGGTGAAAATATACCATCTGCTTGTTTAACAACAGCTCCACCTGGCATAGTACCATTAGGCATAACTTCACCAGTAGCCTTCTGTGCAACAAATGCAACACCAGATGTTACAGTTTTAATTTCATAATTACCATCCCAGTTACCACCACCATTAGTAATAGTTATCCAGTTAGTAACAGATAAATTGTGTGATGCAGTAGTAGATACTGTAAGATCAGTACCATCAGCAGTAACAGAAGCAATTGGTAACGGTGGAGCCTGTGTAACCCTATAGTCTGGACATGTAGCAGTATCATCTACTACTTCACCAATACCACTAACATTACCGTAAGTTGCTGTTGATGCATTCTGCATCCTCTCTCCTATTATTCCATGACAATGCCACAATTGAGTACCATCAGCAGTACCAGGAACAAAAGGTAATACTTGTGCAATCTGATTTCTCCAACCTGAAGTAAATTCATCCATCATACCAATCATTGTTGGAGTAGCACTCTCATCTACTCTGGTATGTAATAACTGATGATCGTGTTCAGCTGGTCTTGCTAATGGTTGGTCAGCCATTGGACCAACTTCATATTTAACAGATCCAACCAATACCATTGGTACAGGTGCTGTTACTTTCTCGTAACCAGATGTTACAACATCACTGATAGTATAAAATGATCCAGCATCATCTAATCTAGTCGTAGGAATAACCCATTTGCCACCAATATCACCAACTTTAATACTAGTTCTATTCTCAACTACAGAAGTTCCACCACCTTCTACACCATCACCATAACCAAGTAATTTTCTTTCTCTGTAATCAGGTACTCTGAACTTACCAATAAAATGTGGGTAATCACTAAGAATAAATGCCTTAGTGATTTTTAGTGTTGGGTGTGTATTACCACCAGTAGTAAAATCTATAGTATAATTTGCCTGTGTATACTGTGTACCATCAAAGTCATTACCATCTTTATCAAGCACTTTGTAAACTGTCCTATTCGGTGCTGACGAAAGCAGACCTACTGTATTATCATTAAGAACTAATGGATACCTAGCAGTTGAAAATCCACCACCAGTTAAAGCACTACCAAAAACCTCAAATAATCCAGTAGGTATGGCCCCCAGACCACTAATTCTCATATTACAGTTATAAGGCCATGCTCTCTTATTATCCTGTAGTGGTGGAGCATTAAAATCATTCAGAATCTCAACATATAATTTATCGTTATCCCAAAACATTTTCTGGATAGAACCAACTGCCATGACATCCTGTACATCAACAGTATTGTCAGCATCAGTATCTAAATTATATCTATTGCCAATTATATCATATAAGAAAGGATATTCTTTAATATCATACTGTGATCCATCTGTGTATATCCATCCTGGATAATTATACTCAATATTCTTTGTTGATGGAGCATTTACAGTATTATTAAGAACATCAGTATGCTGATCAACAATAACAGGTAATATACTCCCAACAGAAGCATATCCACCTGTCTTATCAGAATAGTAATTCTTATATTTTGATCTATAGTTTGGCATTAGTACTTAATTAGATATTCGCAGATAACATAAGGTTGGATGAACTCATCTGCCTTATGACTTGGATTTACTGTGATATTAATACGAGATGTAATAGTATTATTAGCAGTAATATCAACTGGACTAGTTACTATTTCATATGTATGCGGTTCAACTTCAAAAGGCATTTGATGAACATGTTCTCCTGTATCTCCTGTTAATCCAACTCTTGTTGTTATATTACTAACAGCAGCAGATTGTTCTTGGAAACCATCAAAATAACCAAGTTGAGCAAATGGAGTACCAGTAAGAGACCAGTTCTCAGTGTTTGCACCAAAAGCCCAAGGATTATTTGGATATTTACCATTTACACTACCGACATTACCAAGAGCAGGGACACATCTTTGGAAATATTTACCTGCATAATATATTTCACCAAAGAGAGCACCATATGGATGTCCTGATGGTGTATCGTGGTTACAACTACCATCATTATGAGATCCAAAATAAAACTGAGTTGTTAAACTATTTGTTGTTGTTGGAATTGGATACTCACTATTTGAAAAAAGTGCTGATGTATGAGTACAATCTGGCCATATAAACATTTCCAAATCTCTAAACATATCACAACCAGTCTTACATATTCCACCAGCATCATAGTCACCATACCACCAAGAATCAATTGCATTACCATCTGTTGTTGGTCTAGTTGCATCACCTGCCTTATTTGAGGCATACCAATATGCTAAATCCTGTCTTGTATGAGCCCACCAACGACAAACATCAAGTGAACTTGTTGTCATTGTACTATTATTTTGAACAGCAGCACGAGTATGACCAGCAGCAGGTAATTGTCTTGCTCTGTAAGTAGTTGAGTGGTGAGCATGTGGTTGTATCATATTCTGTAATACTTCTGCACTAGAAACAACATTACCAGTACTTCTAGTAAATGATGGTTGACCAGAAAGAGATACAGTCTGTGATGGTAAGAAGAATTTACCCTCAAATGATACTTCAAATGGTGAAGGAGCAATTTGAACTACATCCATACCAACACCTGCTTTATCAATAACAACACCATCATCTCTAGTAACAAACACATCATTATATCTACCAACATCAGAAGAAGATGTTGATCTAATGTGCTTCTGTCTAAAGTCTGGTAATTGAAATTGATCGTCAGTCAATACCTGAGCATCTTTCCTAAATTTACAACCTGTCCCTGTACCTAGTATAGCAGCGAGTGCAGGGTATATATTTTTATCAAGCACCTTTCCATCACACCGAAGATAACCAGCTGGTAACTCTTCTTTAAAAAAGATAGGATCATTATCCTCTTGTAATTGTTGGGAAAAATGAATGATAGTACCTGTTAAAGTACCCAACTTTGCTTTCTCTCTAGTGTAGAACACTGCCATTTAGAATACCCTCATAATGTATATGGTAGTTAATGATGGTGTATTGATGTTCATAGTAATATTTAGAGCATCATCAACATCTAAAGGAGCAGCACTACCTGTATTAACATTATTAATTAGTATAGTATCTCTAAGTCTAACACCTCTAACCATTTCAATAGTATATGGATCATGATTATGTCCTCTTAATAAAGAAGAAGCCCATTCCTCTGCCTCATGATTAAGTGTTGTTGGATAGGTCTTATAAGTCATAGGATCATATGTACTTGTATCAGTTGGCAATCCCTGACCACCACCACGATTAGTATCAATGTCATCACTATGATAATAATTTCTTGCACCATTATATTGTGCTGGTGGTGGTACTGGACCAGTATCTGCTGCTTGTTGAATATCTGCTACAGCAGTAGGACCACCTGTTGTTGATCCACCATCCTCATACCCATACTCAGTCTTCATCATTGATGGAATCTGTCTTACTTTAGGTATAGGTATCACACTATTATTAGCAGTAATATTTTTAAATGTGGTAGTTAAGACATGACTCTCATTATCAGGATCATACCAAGTAATTTGTGCTTTACCACCACTAGGTAAAGTACTATCTGATGGATCATCTTGATTAAATGCACCTACAGGAGTAATAGAATGATAAAAACCACCTGGAGCAGAAGGTACAAGAGCAGTTCCTGGCATGAAAGTCATTACATTAGTACCAGTAGGAATAGCCGTATTAATTTCATTAAATGTATTATCATTAATAGGTCTATGAATATGAGCAGGATTATGATCCACTCCCAATTTCCTAGGAATTGAATAGATAACATCATAATAAGAAGGAGAAGTAATACTCTGTCCTTCTATCTTTCCAGATAATGTACTTGATGGTTCAACATCAAATGTAATTGATACCATTGATTCAACTCCATCAGCTGGCTGACTACCTTCAATACCATTCTTACTCACATATTGACCAATAACAGCAAAATCATTTGGAGCAATTCTACTAGCCTCAATATCAACCAATGCTCTCTGGTTTAAATCTGGTAAATTAAAAACATCAACATGTCCAATCTGAGGATCACCATTAAAAGGATATTGATTAACTATCCCATGATTTATACCATTTTCAAGACCTGATGCTGTTTGGGGAAATGGACCATAGGTATTACCAATGATTAATGCCAACATAGGATAATCAACTGCTCTCAACCCAGTTTGTTGGGAGTTGCAAATTTTATATCCATGAGGTATTGCTTCAGCAGTTCCTGATCTTGAAGATCCACTGCCTCCAGTCCAAGGAATTATTGTACCAATTGGTACATTCTTGGATGCTTTTATCCTATTGTAAAATGCCATTGATTAAACCTCCAGTAACCACCAACCTTGATCTGTTGTTGGGATTCCCACTTGACCATTAGATGCTACAGATCCCAGATATATTAATGCAAATCCAGCATTAGGTGTTTGAACAACCAATTCACCAGAAGGATATGCAGTACCCAATCCACCAAGAGTAGTTCCTGTGCTATCACCCTGAACATTAACACCTGTTCCTGGAGCACGAATAACTAAACTGGTCTGATAATCTAAATTACCACTAACATCAACAATTTTTACAATATCACCCGTATCAGGAGACTGTGGTAATGTTAAAACTAGAGTACTGGTAGAAGTAGTATTTGTAAGGTATATTATATTTGGTATAAGTGTCTTATCAGCAGCATCTGATCCACTAGAAACATATCTTGTATGAATACCACCTGATTTAGTCCAGAAAGGATCTACACCAAAAGCAGCAATCTCACCTGTATGTTTAACACTTAATGAATTGACTCCAGAAGTACCAAGATTACCAACCTTAAATACCTCAACTCCACTAGAAGGGGTTACGGCTGGCAATCCAACTACTTCAAGTGTCTTACCGACAGTAACATCACCATCATTGTCAATACTAAATGTTGTTGTGCATAATTGTGGTGTCTGGAATACATGCTCTGGACAATCACTTGGATACATGTAGAAGTCACCCTTAGCAATAATTCCAGCATCTATTTGAAGAGTACCCAAATGTTCAGCATGACCTTTATCATTACCAAACTTCAACAGTAGTGATTTATTCACAGAATCATAGATTCTGACATCACCACCAATCATGGTCAAATCACCACCCATTTCTATTCCACCAGTACCATACCCAAGGGTTCCAAATGTAGGATTCTCCCTCATTCCATTTGGTTTATGAACAGTACCCTCCATGTTGGAGTTAACCTTAAACCATGTGTTAGTACCAGTAGAAATATTTTCAAATCTTATGTACTGAATATAATCAATCGTACTCTGAACAATATATCCTGTATCAAGAATAACTGAGAGATAATCGTTTGTTGTTGTTCTTGTTCTTGGTTCTAAGTCAATAAGTCTTGAACTCTCAGGATGTTTCCTAAGTGCTACTATGACATCATTAACTGAGTAATCACCAGCTTGAGCAGCAGTTGAACCTTCTTGAGCACCATCACAAACAAGAACTTCTGCTCCAACAGTCTCATCAATTTCACGAATTATTAATATCTCATGTAAACCTGGAGCTGGACTTGTTGATATGTCACTAGGAGATCCTACTATGAGTAGATCACCAACTTCAAATGCACCATTAGATGCTGGTAGACCGTTAACTGGAATACTCCAATCATAAGTACCATGTGCAGTAACAGCAGCACGAACAATTGTTCTCTTACCTAAGTTTAATGTTAGTGGATCTTGCCAATAAGAATGAACACGTACATCATCTTTAATAGATGACCAATCAGAAGTACTTTCTACTGGAGTCCTAGATGCAGGATAGAATTCCTGTGCATCAACTCTACGGATATGATTACCTATCTTAACTATTCCAGTACAAGAATCAACATTGAAATTCTGCTGCTCTTTACCATTGGTTAGAGTAAGAGTTTCATTTTGTGTTATAAACCACTGGACAGATGTTAAAGTGTACCCACCTGAAAGCTCATCACGTAATTTAATGGTACTATTACTTCCATTAGGAGTTACTTCGGTTACATAATTTGTTGCTATTTCAGTAAGAGCACTGATCATTGATGTATCAACTCTTACAACATCACCAACTTCAACCTTGGCAATATCAGCAGCACTTATACCAGTTAGATAAGAACTTCCAGAAGTAGCAGTAGCAGTAATAATCTCACTCTTAATTGTTCCACAACCACCCTTGAGTTTAATTGTTGTGTTAATATTAACTGAAGATCCTGGTATATCTGGGTTGCCTATAGTAACTTCACCAGTTACAGAATCAACCTCAAACATAGTCTTATCAGGATCCTGACAGTTTGTAACCTTCAATACCTGATTCTGCTGTCCAAGAATAGCAGCAATACCTATTACTTCACCTGTATCGTTTATACCATCGCTAGTAGTATCACTACGTCCAGCAATAATATAATCATTAGTTGTTAAACTACCACCAAACTCTGCGAGATAAACAGCATCTTGAGGTCCAGTATTATCAAGTGGTTGTGTTGTCCAAGTAGAATCAAACTGAACATTAACTCTGAATATATCAGTTGTATCAGGGTGTGCTGCATGTGTACCAGTAAATGTACCAAATGGTTGACGAACAACCTTGACAATATATGGTGCTGCATTTGTTCTTGTTAATTCAACAATCTGAACAACTTCTGGATATGTACCTGCTGTTATACCAGTATCAATGATTAGATAGTCACCATTAACGAAGTAAGGATCACCATTAACCTTAACAGGTTCATTCTTTAATGGTAGATAATAATGATCTCCAGTTAAAGCTGGGAAACTATATCCTGTTCCACTTAACGCAGCTTGATCTGCTGCACCACCCCAATCACGAGAACCATCAGTATCAACTCTATTGTATCCTTCTTCAGTAGATAACTTAACAATTACATTTAATATGTCTATGTTCTTGTCAGGATTAACATCTGAGAATGGTGATGCTGTGCCAGCTGAATGTCCATTAGTAGGACTAGTAGAACCCATCTGTTCTCTATCACCAGTAAATTCAAATGATGATGTACCACCACACAACCAAATATCACTAAGGAATTTAGCAGATGCATTTACCTGTAGTTTATTATTAATGGTTGTTGTACCACCTTGACCAGCAATACTTAAATCAGATGCATTAGTAGCAAACTTAATAGTAGAAGGACCACCAGAATTAGAGAAGAAATCAACAGTTCCTGCACCAGTATAAAGATTTACTGTATCAGTCTCTCCTCTCTTATTACGACTGGAAGGAGCACCACCAATCCAAACATCACCATTAGCAATGAATGATTTAGTTCCTACTTCTACGTAAGAATTTGATTCGTTACTTGTATATGCACCACCAATATGAAGTTTAGATACTTCAGATCCATTACCATTATCAGTAAATCCAACATGGAATGTACTATCAGTACTTGCATTACCAACCAACCAAGTTTGAACATTAGATTGTTGATCTCCAATCTCAATATTCTGTGCTGATCCACCTATCTTAAGACCATTACTTCCACCAGTAGTAGTACCAGTGAATGTATTGTCCATCACAAATTCAAATGTTCCTGTGGTAATACCAGTTCTGATTTCAGCAGTACCAGCACCATTACCACCATCAACTTCTATATCCTGTTGGAACTTAGCATCATTAGTAAACCTAGAAGTTCCATCAACAACCAGTGCTCTGTCTAACTCTTGATTAGTTACATTAACACCAACTCTACCACCATTGGTAGTAGCAACTCTAAGTGTTGCTTCGTTGTCCTGATATGGGATAGGATTAGCATTGGCATCAAGATTAAGAGGATCAACACCCTCTCTACTATCACCACCAACTACAAACGCATTATCTTCATCTACCCATGTTCTATCAGCAAGCAATTCTTCAGAATTGTATGCATTTGTATTAACTGCAATATCATCAGCATCATAGGTAACAAGAGATTTACCAGATATAAATGCAGATCCAACTACATCTAAGTTTGCTCTAGGATCAGTTGCATCACTAACAAATCCAGTTAGATAAGCATCATGATTTGAACGTGCAATGGTGTTAACACCTAATCTATAATCACCTTGATGATCTGTCTTAGTTCTAATTGTCTCAGCACCAAGAACAGAGAATTCCTTCCAAGAAGAATTAGCAAGGAATAGTTGAGCATTAGGTTCACTATTTTGATTCCAATCTCTTGGATTATCATTACTTACATTAGCCCTGTTCTCAATAATAGAGAACTGACAAGTTTGAGCAGTAGCAATAAATCCATTAGGAATAACAGTCCATGTACCATTCAATGCACTATCACTAAATCCAGTGATCTTTAACTGAGAACCACTAGTAACACCAAGATCAATATTCTCAAGTGTTCCTTCCCATTCAATAGTAACTACACTAGTACCATCAAAGATTAATCTCTTAATCTGAGAAGTAGCAACTTCAGCAAAGGAGTTTGCATATATCCAACCAAGTGAACCAGAACGATTTACATCATTACCTTTAAGTAACATGTCACCTGCTAAAGGTGCTCCAGCATTTCCATACTGAACAAATTGACTAGGATCAATTGCTGAACCACCAGCACTAATAGGAGTACTTTGATTAGGAGCAATATTTGATCCTAAATTACCAACAACATGGTTTTGTATCTTATATCCTTGAGCAGCACCAGATGAACCACGTGGGTTAAACTGGAATACAGATGCAGCAATTCTATTCTTAGCAAGAACAATATGTCCAAATGTATCCTGATTTAAATATTGATTTTGAGAAGCAAGACTTGCATCATCACCTTGGTTAGGATCAACACCAGAAATAATTTTAAGAGAAGGTTCTCTAATTCTACCAAGAACATTAATAGTTACAGGTGAGTTAAATGTACTTGTCTTATCCTGATTGTCACCACCATTAACTGTGATATACTCATTAAATGTTACAGGAGTATCAAACGTAGTAACAAGACTACCAATATCTTCATTATCATCATCAGAATCAACTAACTGTGCAGATTCTAAGAACTCTTCCTCACCAGTGATAGCATCAATCTTACGGTTACCAATGTATAGGTCACCATTAGAGTTAAGACCAGTGTAGAATACTAAACCACCGTCTTCCTTCTTAGACTGAGCATAGAAGTCTTGAATAGGTTCAAGTACAACTTCCTGTCTTTGAGGTAGACCAGTTGAGTAGTTACCTGGACCAAAACCAAGGTATTCAAACGTATGGTTACCAGCACGAGCAATAGATGGTCGTCTAAGTTCAATGTATAATCTTTGATCTGAAGCAACAGTACTATCACCAGCAATAGGAATTAAACGATCTTCAGAACCAGAGGTAGCATTACCATCCTGTGATTGAATTGCATTATCACCTGTATATGTCTTACCTTCAAACGCAGCAGTTTCAAGGATATCAAATACAGATTCCTTAGTCATTGATCCTTTAAAGTCATTGACTGTTACAAGACCATGAATATAGTTGTCAGCAGCAGAATATGTGCGTGGAGGATCTATAGCAGCAGTATCTAATTGTTTGAACCAAAGAGGATCATTCTTATAATTTAATGGATATAGTTTGCTAATAGGTTGAGAGAACTTGAAGTTCCTGAAGTTACCTAAGTTACCAGCACCTGTTGGCATTGGTGAAATGTTACCACGAACAGCAGTTAGATAGTAAATACCATCTTGCTGATCAAAGATACGTCTCTGAACTTCCTGTACATCAAAGATATAGAAGTTGTCATCAAGTTCTCCAACATCTTCTACAGATGCAATATAATAATCAGTATTATTATTCTGTGCAGTAACAACATCACCAGGTGTCAATGTGTAAACCTTAGCACCTTTCTGCTTATAATAGTATTGTGGTAGATGCTTATCAATAAGATCTTTAGTTTCTAAAGACTTACCAAAGTCTCTATCGGAAAGTAGATCTGCAAATACAGAATCAATTATAACTCCATTTGCATCTTTCTGTACTTGGGTGAATCTTGTATTCTCATTAGAATCATAATATAATGCTTCTGTATCAGATACATTTGATCTAACAATACCTTTCAGTATTAAGTGCCATGTATCTGTTCCAGGAACATTAAGAGCAGCATGTATATAACCAGATCCAGAACAATTACCTGCCCATTCAATCTTATTAGAATCATTAGAGACACTAGCACTAGCAACAAAGTTTCCACCTTGAGGAACATCAATTTTAACAGTAGTTAATTTCTCATTAAGAAGACCAATGGTACTAGTAATACCTGGATCCATTACTGTTAATTCTAATGCATCAATACCACCACCAGAAGAAGGTAAGTTTACATATCTACCAGACTGGATTGTAAAATCAATCAATCCATGATTAGTTCTGATAGTCTTAGCAAATACCTGAGGACCACTAGATGACTGAGGCTTTCTAAATGGATCATACTCTAAAGATTTATCATGTCCATTTATCGCCTCTAATTCTGCTCTAGTAGCACCAATCTTTTCAGATGGTTGAGCAGGGTTATAAAATACCGCCTTAGGATCAGCATTAGTAACAACAGGCAACAATAGAATCTTTTGAGGTAAAAGTTTTCTTGTTGTGTCCTTACGTATCTTAATTGTAAATCCATTAAGAGGATCACGAACTGACTTCAGATACTGTGGTACAACATAACGTAAACGATAGATACGATCATCTGCATCTCTCTCATCTTTAATTCTTTCAAACCATGAATCATTAGTCTTCTCAATTCCAGAAAGATCATTATATGCTGCTTCATGCAATCTAGTTAATATACTGTAAGTATAATTTGCATTAGATGGATTCTGAGATTCATTCTTAACCTGTAAATACCACTTACCATATATTTGTGGGTTGGTATTAGGATTAGCATATGTAGGATCAAAACGCATACAAGACTCACGCTTGTTGCAGAATACAGAGAATCCTTTCTGTCCAGCAGTATTGAATGTTATTACAGAAGTATTATTCTGAGCATCATCCTTAGTCTTATGAATAGTAAATGTATTCTTATCAACATACCTAGCCCAGAATGATTGATCTTCTCTCAATCTACTACCAAAACTAACATCAGTATCTTGCTGGAAAGAAGTTCCTACTATTGGTAATTCACCACCTTCATTCTTCTTAAAGAATACCTCATGACCTGAAGTATTAGCAGTTGGAACATCAAATATATGAGGAACATCAGTTCTAATAGCACCACTTGGTGTAGACTGTACTGTACAATTGTAAGCATGAACATCATACTTATCATCTAATACAAACTGATAGAGATCAATAGCAATGTCTGGATGTATCCCTTCAACTTCAGCTGAGTGAATGTAAATACCAGCAGCAGCATTTTCCTTGCTGTTTGCAAGCATTATCTTAGTCTGATCAGTAGAAGTAAATCCAGTATTTTTATATTGTTCTGGTTGTGTATTTCTACCAGGAGCAATTACATAATACTTAGTATTAGGAGAGAATCCATTAGGAAGTCTAACAAAACGCTTATCAACATCAATAATATTTCCATTAACATCTTTCCTTGGTCTTGGAACAAGACGTATTGGAGTACCTGTCTCTAAATTATGTGGATTGGATCCTGCTGTATTAGGATCATCCAAATTCCAAATAGTTGCTCTAGAAGAAAGATCAGATGAAGCACTAGATGGCTCATTTCTAGGAACAGTATCAAGACCTGTTTGTATTATCGTAGATATGTTTGCAAAATACTGACGAATAGCAGTTGCTTGTGTAGCACACTTAGGATATCCTTGATCTTGATTATTTGGTGCTGTTGATGAGAAAGAAGAATCGCTATCTGGAGAATGCTCAGAGGTATAAACACCAGAATCCATACTAAAGAATAGATATGAATTTGTAGTTGATGCATCAGCATTAACAGATGGTCCAAATGCTAGTCCCTTTGGAGTTGAATTTCTTTCAATACCATTAAGATAACCATTATTAGATATAGTACTTGTAATGATACTAAAGAGAGTAGTAGCAGAACCAGCAACAGTCTGACATGGACCATTTGAAAGAGTCCTATGAACACTCTCAAGAGATGATGGTGATGTAACAGTATTCTTTACAATATCAAATAATGTATCAACCGTTGCTCTTACATCTTCACATAATCCAACAGATCTAGTTCTAGTAATAGCAGCAAGACTACCAGGATTAGAGATAGCATTAGTAACAATACCAGATAAAGTATTAATAGATGATCTCACCTGTTCACATCTTGTTACAGACTGAGTACGTACAACATTAGCAAGTGAAGATGGAGAACCAATAGTATTGGTAAGAATCTGTACTAAAGATGTAACAGAACTCTTTGCACTATCACATCTACCATCAGCAACACCATTAGTAATAGATGTATCCTTTACTTGTGTTAATGAAGTGTAACTACCAACAGTAACATCAACATTAGTCATTACTTCACGAATAAGGTCACGTACTTGATTGAATGAATAGATTGTTTCATTCTCAGATCCTGAAGCATGAGCACCAGCAACATACATGTTAGCAGCATCCCATACACGGTCATTACCACCATGTGCCATGTTATGTGCAACAACTTCAACAACATCCTTAAGATCATCAAGACAATCAGCAGAACTATATCCAACCTGATATGTGTATGAAGGATATTGTGCAGTCATCCTTCCAAGTGCAATTTCTGCCACGAAATTTTTATTGGAAATGATCAAATTCTTAGCATCAGCTACCCTATTGTCTAATGGAGCATCAGCTTGAGTAGAAATGGTTGGATCGTATGTCTGAGTTAATCCATGTGATCCAATGGTAAGAACCTTCTCTTGTCTCATTACCTGAACCATTATCTCAGTAGCATCCTTAAATGCTGCAAGAGTTTGTTCCTCTTCACCTGCAACATGAGCACCTGTTACATACAAGTTTGCCATGTCCCAAGTTCTATCATTACCACCAAATCCTACGTTGTAAGCAATCTCGGTAACAAAATCTGCAATGTCATCTATACAATCTTGCTTGTTACCTGTAGGTGGTAAGAATCCAGCATTATTAAGAATCATTCTTTCATATGCTTCCTTAGCAATAAATGCCTTATTAGATTCTAATAGGTTACGAGCATCTCCAAACCTATCTACTGGAGGATCAGCAATGTCTGCTGTTATTGGACCATCTGGGTTGTAATCCTGAGAATATCCATGAGATCCTATGCATAATACTTTCTGTCTTCTTATGACTTGTGATGCCATTTCCTTGGCATATTCAAATACTACATTAGTCTCTGTCTCTTCACCAGCAACGTGAGCACCAGTCTTATATGAATAAGCAGCATCCCATGTCTTATCGTTACCACCATATGCTACGTTATGTCCTATTGCATCCAATAGATCATTAACATCATCAACACAATCCTGATTATGATAAGAGTTACTACCACCAACAGAGAACACTTTATGTACTGAATTATCAACAGCACTTATCCAAGTATGTGTGTAATTACCACCAGCAATTACTGCACCTGCAAGAGTTCCAGCAGAATTAAATTGATGCTCAAACTGATCAGCACCACTAGCAGCAACACCAACATTAATAGTAATAGTACCAGATTGTTTTTCAACACCATTAGAAGAACCTCTAACAAATTGGTGTGTAGATAATGGTAATTGCTTAACACTGTTAGGAACAGCAGTTACAAATGTATGAATAGACTGTGGCTTATATTCTACAGCATCTACATTTTCTGGACCAGGTACAAATGTATGCTCATAATCATCACCTGCTGTTATTGAATTAACAACACCACTATTAGTTACAAATGTATGAACAGTAACATTAGTAGATGGTATAGTATCTAAAACATTAACAGTAACTGTTGTTGAAGTAGTTGCAGTAATATTAAGACTCTTTCCACTTGCAGGGTCAGTTGCTCTTGGATATGCATGTTCACCAGCACCTTCAGTACATGTAAATCTAATTGCACCATCAGCAATCTTAATTCTAGATCCAGTTTGTAAACTGTGTGTACCAATATCTAAAACAAGATCACCTGTGGTAGGATTATATTCAGTTGCATTACCAGGTGTATAATTGGTTATGTTTGTTTGACCAACATTAAATTTAATAGTTCCATCTTGCTTTCTAATACCATTATTAGCAGCACCTTCAAAACTATGAACAGAACTGTTAGATGATGTTCCAACATTAATACTAAATGTATCATTGGTAGCATTAGTAACTACTAACCAACGTCCACTTGGATAATCAAATCCAGCACGAGGATATGTCTTATCACCAGTACCTAGATCACAAGAGAATGTTAAAGAATCATCTGCAATCTGAACATAATCTCCATTAACAAATCCATGACCACTAGAAGTAATAACTATTAATCCGTTAGTTGGAGTATAAACAGCATTTGTTGCGGTTTTAGTAATGTAACCTACTTCATCAATATCAATAGATTTACCTGCCTTAGGATCAGTACCAACACGAGGATAACTGTGAGTTGTTTGATGATTGTCTCTATCACATGTAAACTTAAGAGAATTATCTTTTAATGTAATATTAGATCCAGCACGAAGACCATGCTGACCAATAGTTACTGTCATATCACCAGTCTTCTGATCATATATTGCTGCTGTTGGTTGGAAATATTTGTCAGTTCCTGCTCCACCAACATTAACAGTAATAGTACTATCTGTCTTAGATGTAATAGGTAGAGTTCTAGATGCAGCTTGATCTAATAGAGGACGTGGATATGTCTTAGTAGAATCATTACCATCCATAGTACATGTAAATGATAACGCATTGTCATCAATTACTACACCTTCTCCAGTTGCTAAAGTATGAGATCCAATATCTAATACTAAATCACCACTAACAGGATCATAGGTACTTAATGTACCTGGAGTAAATTCTTGAGTTACTCCTGCTGCTCCAACATTAACACTGAAACTATCGTTATCAACATCAGAAATTTCTAACCACTTACCACTCGCATCATCAGATGCTCTAGGATAAGAATGCTCAGTAGCATTTCCATCCATACCACAAGTGAATGTAAGAGAATGATCAGAAATCCTTACCCTATTACCATTACTAAATCCATGACCAGCAACAGTAAGATTTAATATACCAGTTCCAGGATCATATGAACCATCAGTTGCTGAATGATATGAAGATCCAACATCAGTAATCTCTAGACCAGTTTGATATGCTGGATCAGTAGCACGTGGGTATGAATGTGGAGTACCATAAGCGTCCTTAGCACACTTGAATGATAATGATCCATCTGCTAATCTAATAGAAGATCCTTTAACAAGATTGTGGTCATTGATAGTTAATACAAGATCACCTGTTGTTTGATTATATGATGCATCACTTACATCATATGTGCTGGATAATGTCTTACCAACATTAACAACAAATGTATCATTCGTTGTATCACTAATAGGAAGTATTGAACTAGCAGCAGGGTCACTGATACGAGGATACTTATGCTCTGTAGCATCATTATCCATGCCACATGTAAATGTTAAAGCATCATAATCTATTCTAACAATATCATTAGCTCTCTTAATACCACCAGAAGCTACCTGATCTATTTCATGAGTGTAATTACCACCAGAAATAACAGCACCAGTTAAAGCACTAACAAATGTATGAGGATCAGTGTTGGTAGAAGGTGTGTTTGGTAGAACCTGTATTGTAATAGTATTACTAGTTACAGACTCAATGTTAATCGCTTTATCATAAGTTGCTGAGTCAGCACCTGTTGCTCTTGGATATGACTTCTCAGCAGAAGTTCCAGTAGCACCATTAAATCCACAACTAAACTTCAATGACTCTGGAAGAAGTTTAATAGCAGTACCAGCACTCAATCCATGATTACCAATCGTCAAGGTCATTAGACCTGTTGTTGGATTGTAATCAGCAGCAGTTGGAGTAAAGTTTACAAATAATGATTTTCCGACATTAACATCAAATGTACTTGTCTGTACATTAGAAATAGTCAACCACTTACCACTAACAGGATCAGTTGCCCTAGGATACTTCTTAACAGAAGTCTTATTATCCATAGTACACTTAAACCAGATAGATTCATCTGCGATTTGAATCTTCTCACCATTAGCCATACCATGACTATTCTTGGTAAGTGTTAATACACCAGTAGTAGGATCATAAGCAGCACTAGTTGCTGTTATTGTACTAGCACCTGTAAGACCATGACCAACAGACGCAATGGTTAAATTACCAGTTGAAGCATCATATGTTGTTCCATTTCCAGGTGTAAATGTTGCAGTAGAAGACTGAAGTACCATCCTCTCAACTGCTTCATGTGCAATAAGATTTTTATTAGCAGCAATTAATTTCTGAGCATCACCACCTTTATCAGATACTACATCTCCAACTTCAGAAGTAATAGGATCAAGAGCATGACCATCTTTAGTTGCAATAGGATTTGCTAACTGAGATGTTGTCTTAACCTGAGTTAATCCATGTGTACCAAATACAAATACATCTTCCTTACGCATGACTTGTACAGCCATGTCCTTAGCATAATTAAGAGCAGTAAGAGTTTCATCTTTCTTATTTGCTAAATCAAGAACAGCACCACTATCATAATAGTAAGCAGCATCCCATGTCTCAGCATTACCACCAAATGCTGTATCTTTAGCAACCTTATTAAGAGCTAATTCAATATCATCAATACACTTTGCTTTAGCTTCAGCAGTAGTATATGGATTACCAGTAGCAACATTAGTACCAGTGTAATAAGTATATCCTGGATAATCAAGAAGAATTCTTGCGTGTGCTTCTTCTGCAATAAATGTTTTGTTGGCTTCAATTAAGTTTGCAGCATCACCATGTCTGTCTGATACTACTTTATATTCACTGTAAGTTGCTTTCTGTCCTATTTCAATACTAGAAGCATCAATAACACGTTTAACAAATGTATTACTAGGGATAGCAGGTGAAGCAGGTCTTGTTGGAGTAAGATTCAACTCTCCATTAGTGAAACTAGATGGTTCATAATCAAGAACAGTCATACCCTGTACAATACCACTAGTATCTCCTACATTAACAATAGAAGATCCCTGTGTAGTATTTGAATTTGTACGTAGATACTTAAAGTTACGAGCAGCAGCAATTGCTAGATCTCTAGCATAATCATATCCCTCTAATGTCTCACTTAATTCATGATTAATATAAGATAATTCAGTAGCAACGAAATATGATTCAGCAGCTTGAATAGTATTGATGTTACCACCAAGTCTTAAATCCTGTACAGCAGCATCAACAAGATATCCTATATCACGGCGACATTTAGTAATAGTAATGTTCTCATTAACCAATAAAGCTGGATATTTTGAAGTAATATATCCATATGCCTCGTATGCAATGAAATCTTTATTCGCTTCAATTCTATTAGCAGCGTCAAGATCAGCATTATTAACAGTAACACCAGTAGGATTAAGAACGTCAGGTGCAGCAGAAAATACTTTAAATCCACTTGGAGTTAGAGTTGATTGGAACTCATTCCCCATTCCTGCAGCTCTTGGGGTTAACTTAACATTAATCTTATCATCCTTCTTAGCACCTATACGATACCCATCAATAGATGCAGCAGGACGTTTTGCTGGATCATATGCTAAATCATCACCAATATAAATTTTTGTATGATTATCAGGATCATTAGATGCCTGTACATCTAAAGTATAATAAGCATTCTTTTTAGTATTTCCAGAAGTCTCAACTACTGTCTCTGGTGGAACAATGTCAGTAACATATCCACCCTTATCTTGGTTAAAGGCGAATCCCTTATGACCGATAGCATGTAAGGATGTATTACCAAAGTTACTGTTAGAGTTGGTGATACTCATATCACCACCAGACTCCATCAAGAAGTGGTCAGCGAAACCAACAGCAAAGATACTAACACACTGAATGAATGAATCATCTGATGCACGAACGTGGAAGTTTCTCCAGTCATCCTTCCAGAATGC